TCGCAAAACTATGATCAGCGGCTGGCTTTTTTGATGGCAGTTTGGGAAGTTAAGCCTTACCTGCAGCCGCTTCCGGCAGGTGTTTGGATATGAGCATAATAAAGCAGGCAGTGGAACAGGCAGCAAAAAACGAAAGGCTGCACTTGGGCGCAGGGAACCGGGTCAAAAAGGGCTGGGTGAACCACGATTTAACAGCGCACAGGCCGGAGATCGAGGTGGTGCATAATTTAAACGTCCTGCCGTGGCCTTTTAAAGACGAAACCTTTAAGATAATAGTGGCGCTGAACCTGTTTGAACACTTGGACATTGACCTTGTAACATCGCTTGACGAGTGCTGGCGGATCCTGCAGCCGGGCGGCGTGCTGGAAGTAAAAGTGCCTAATTCTGACGATATTGTTCGCTGCTGGGATGATCCTACGCACAGACGACCTTATAGCTTTGCAAGCTTTAATCCCGTGGACATTAAACAGGCCGACAACGAACGTTATAACTTTTATACGGATCGCAAGTGGCAGATCGAAGAAAAGGGCTACGCTGGGCAGCAGCGCAGCGATGGCGCGTGGTATGATGGGGTCTGGACATCGATCAAGGTTACACTGATGAAGCCGAAAGGCGGTGGCAAAAAGTGAAGGTGCATATAATACGGAACAGGGCACAGACAACGGACATTTTATCGCGCAAGGCGCAAGTGTTAAGTGATCGGCTGGGCTGGACAATGGGCGCGCAGCCGGATCCGGCAGCGGATCTGCAATATGCTTTCTGTTATATTGATTACAAGGATCCGAAGCTTCCCTTTGCGGCTTACTTTACGCACAGGGAGGACATGCGACCGGACAAGGTGCAGCTCTGGCAGGACAGAGCAAGCAGCGCGCTGCTACGCGTTACAAGTGCGCAGCAATACTTTGAAGATCTGCAGCAATACGGCGCAGCGGTTAAGATCCTGCCGCCGCTGGATCGCGAAAAGTTTGCTCTGGTGCCCGGCAAGCAGCAAAACAGCGGCAGCGTGGCTGTGGGCGTGGCTGGCTATGTTTACACTGGCGGCAGAAAGGGCGAGGAATACCTGCAGGCAGCGATCGATCGCGAACCTGATGGGATCTTTAAGTGGCGTGCTATGGGCAAGGGCTGGCCTGTGCCGTGCAGGCAGTATGATTACAAGGACATTCAGAAATTTTACCAGTCGCTTGATATTTACTTATGCACTTCAACGATCGAAGGCGTGCCTTATCCGCCGCTGGAGGCGCTGGCCTGCGGAACGAAAATTGTTATCCCGTGGGGCGTGGGCCTGATGGACGAATTGCCGGACATTCCCGGCATTGAACGCTATCAAGCAGGCAACGTGGAAGATATGCTGGCCGCGCTGCACAGGTGCGCTGAAGCAAAGGTGGAACCGGAGCAGCTACGGGCAGCGACCGAACCCTTCGATCAAGAAGCATGGGCGCAGCAGCACGCTGACGCCTTTGCAGAAGTGGAACAGGTGCTACGACATACGAGCCGGAGTGAAAATGCGACAGCGGCGGCGACAGTGGCCTTAAACGGTGAACGGGCTGCGCGGCAAAGCAGCGATCGAGGCGTTTACGTGGCAGCCTTCGGAACGCCTGCGCGCGCCTGCGCGTCCGAACTGATTTATAGTTTGCGAAAGTTTATGCCGGGCCTGCCCGTGGCAGTGGCAAGCGAGGAACCGCTCCCGGAGGCAGATTATCATATAGCAGTTGATGAACCGGGGCCGGGCGCAAGGCTGGCGAAGCTGCGGATATACGATCTGGCGCCTAAAGAGTGGCGTTATGTGCTTTATATGGACGCTGACACGGAGATAACAGAGCCGATCGATTACTTATTCTGGTGCTTGGAACAGGGCTGGGAAGCCGTGTTCGTTAAAGAAGTTACTCATAATCATCGGCATATAGCGCCGGGCAGAGGGGTCGGTGTAACGACCGAGCTGAACGATTATAATTTAACACTGGACGCGATTTTGCAGCCAGAAGGGAATAAGGCTTGGTTATCGCTGGGCGGTGGAATAATAAGCTTCAAGCGCTGCGCGGCGGCGAAAAGGTTATTTGACCGCTGGTTCTGGGAATACTGCTATTCTGCGCAGTGGCCTGTGGACTACAAAAGGGATCAGCCGTCATTATTAAGGGCTTGGTTCGCGGTTAAAATTAAAGCGCTGGTGCTGGGCAGTGAGTGGAATAGCTTTACGCACTGGCAGCACGAAAACCGCTGCAATATAATAAGACATCACGGCGGCAGGGCGCGCGGTTCTTATGGGCATGATACGGGCGGTCAGGTTCAGGTTAAAAACATGAGCGATAATGCGATCGAGCGCGGTGGTTACGAGTTTCTGCCGGGCAGCACGGTTCTTTGTAATGCAAGGCGCAAAGGTTTTAATGAAGTCAGGGCTTGTAAATCGCTGCAGATTGTGAGAAAATAAGGCAAGGAGGATTTTCTTATGGCAGGGCGTAAAATGCACGAAGTAACGGTGATCAATAGCATTGACGAACAGGTTTATCGCGGCGCGCAGGTTTTTGGGCCGCGGCAAGAACGGACGGTTAAGGTAACGGACGGGGAGCTGGCGGAAATAAAAGCCTGCAGGGCTTTAAGCATTTTCCACGGCGGCATTCCCTGCGATTATCCCGGCTGCGGCTTTATTGCAAAAAGCGACCGGGCCTTATACGCGCATAAACGGAAGCATAAAAAACAAAAGAAAGGCGGCGGTGATCTGAATGACGAATGATAAGGTTTTTTATAGCAGTGTTGAAGACGTGGTTCGCACGACTGGCGTGCGATACGAAGATCTTGGTTTTGAAAATGATCTTACTTTAAGGCAGTGGATCGCAGACCGTCTGGAAGAAATAAAGGACTTAGTTGATCAGGATCGGAACCGTGATTATGCTCAAGAGGCTGCAGCAGGCGATCGTGATAAGGTGCCGCCGGGCATACATGGGATCGCGCTGCGGATCATGAGCAATTTAATCGGGCAGGCCATTGTCCGGCGAACATCGCCAATCGTGCGCGTGGACGATCTGGCAATTCGGATCACGGAAGATCAGGTGTTCACAAAGGCGATCAAGGACGATTTAAAACGTTATCCGGCAAAGCCGCGCTTTAGTTTTATGACTATCAGTAAGAAGGATGATGCCTAATGCCAGACACTGGCGGTTATAGCATTCACATTGATCCGGGCGAAATGGATCGGCTTGTCGAGCAGGTCGTTACCGTTTATAAGAGTGCGGTGCAATATATGGCGACCGATCTTTGGGGCCATATAGGTCGCGAAGCTCCCACGAATCACGGGCGGCTGGCAGGCAGCTTTGATATACAGATGATGGATCCTTATACGTGGCGGATTTTTACTATGGTTCATTATGCAATGTTTGTCCACGAAGGAACAGGCGTTTACGGGCCTGTCGGACATCCGATCGTTCCCGTGCAAGCGCAGTTCTTAAGGTTCGAGTGGCATGGCAGGATCTGGTTTATGCGCAGCGTCCGCGGTCAAGAGGCGAACCCTTATATTGACCGGGCAATAGATACCACGAAAAGGCAAAAAATGCAATACGTGGAAAAAGCTTTAAATGAGGTTGCAGCTTAAAAGGGAGGGCTGAAAAGTGCCGAGTAAAATTTACTTAAATGAAGCGCTGGAACAATGTTTAACGGCGATCGTGGAGCGGCTGGAAAATGCTGCTGGTGAAGGGCAGCCGCTGGGCAAGGTGCGAAATGTTATCCGCGGCGATCGCAGCAGGCCGAACCCGGAAGCGCCTGCGCTTTGGGTGCGTGGATTAACGGCGACACCTACGCACGAGCAACGAAGCATGGCTGAAAAATGGCAGGCAGAATATATAATTATTGCTATTGTCAAAAGTATGAAGCCAGAAGAAGGCTATCAGCAGGCGACTGAACTGGCAGCAAAGGCCCGAACGGAGGTGCTTAAGGATCGCACACTGGGCAAAAGGGATTTCGTGCAGGACGTGCGATCAGGGCAGTTTGAACAATCAGGGCCGGACATGCAAAACGATACCTTGTTTGCAGCAACGGCAGTTATACAGGTGCATTTCTTAACACTGGAAGACTATTAAATGAAAGGAGGCGATTTAAGTGGCTAATAAAATCAGGCGTTATTGTGGGATCGCAGAGGAAGCGGTTTACGGCGAAGAAAGCTCGCCTGAAGCCGCGGTTCACTTGGATATTGCAAGCGCTTCGCTTGACGTTCCAACGGACACGAATATTTTTTATGAGGGTGGTGCACAGCGGTCGGCACGGCTGCACAGGCCGGGATTTTATGCTCCTACCGGCGATATAGTTTATGCGCTGGACATAAGAACGATCGGCTGGTTTTTAAAGTGGGCGCTTGGGCAGTATGTTTATACTGGTGCAGGCGGCAGCAATGGCACGAACCTTCACGAGTTTTATGGCACAAAGCAGACGCGGCTTTCAAGTTTTTGCGCGCGGATCGGGAAGGATATATTTGAGCATATTTTTTCCGGTTGCATTATTAACAGCTTGGAAATAAACGTGGGCGATGCGCTTTGCATGGCAACGGTGGACGTGGCTGCAAAGCAGGACGCAAAAGGTGCTCTTGAAACGGGCGACCTGCTATTCCCGGAAGAATATCCGCTGGCATTTCACGAAGTTACAGCTTATCTTATCGGATCTCCCGATGACGAGATAAGCACAAAGGTCAAGGAATTAACGCTTACCATTAACAATAATGCAAGCGCGGATGATGGGCGCCACGTGGGATCACGGCATCCCGGTCAAGTGCCCGTGGGTGATCGCGAAACTACGTTAAGCCTTGATCTGTTTTATGAAGATACGGATATGCTGGAAAAGCTCTGGGGCGGCTCGGTCGGGCCTGCCGCTGGCGGATCTACTGAATACGGGATCCGGCTTGAGCTTGACGCTGGTGTTCACGGCGTTTTAAAGGTTGACCTGCCGAAAGTGATTAATACTACGGTCGGGCAGCAGCCGTCAGGGCGCGATGAAGTAACGCAAAACGTGGAAGTCCGGGCCTTGATCGATACGATCGTGCTGGACGATGGATCGACCGAAGTGGATAGTGAAATACTGGCAAGCTTGGAAAATAACGAAGATGAAATGAGCGTTACGAGTTAAAAATACCGAAAGGAGTTTTTAGCATGGGTGAAAAGGAAGCTGTTAACAGGTTAACAAAGGCGCAGATCTTAGAGGGAACCGATCAGGTTTTTTATGAGCACTTTGCGGCTTTGAACGGGGAGGTCGCGCTGGTGCCGCTTAGTGATGGGCAGTATGCGCAGGTTGAAGCGATCCGATCAGGCGGCGCAGAAATGGTCGGAACGCCTGTTATGACGCCTGAAGGCGATGTTGATCGTGCAAAAAGCAGTGAAAACCTGCAGTTTAAAATCGACATGCAAAAGGCTACGGAGCACGATCATGAAGCTGATGTGCTGGCGGTGGCTTACAGCTTAAGCGGTGGCACGGGCGAACAGTGGACGGATCGCGATGTAAAAAGTATCAGGCCGCCGGGCGTGGTCAAGGCGATTGCCGCAAAAGTTTATGAAATATCAGGCGTGCAGCAGCAGCAGATCGAGCAGGTGCGTTCCTTTCGCGGCAAGTCCGGAGGGTCAGCAGATAATAAGCCTGCAGATGGCAGGCGTGCCGCTGGTAAAAAAACAAAGTGAAATGACGCCTGCGCAGCGGTGCTTCCTTGTTGAAGGATTTAACTACGCACACTCACAAAAAGGCGGCAGTGCTGCAGGCGGTGGCAGCGTGGGCGGTGGCAATAAAGCCGCACAGCGCGACAAGTTAAAGCAGCAAGCTGCAGCGCGCAAGCAGGAAGGCCGTCAGTAAAATGGCGGCTTACCTGCAGCGCGTAAAATACGGGGCCGAAAGGGATAGATCAGGTTAAAGCTTAAGTGCGGCCTGATACCGCGGTTCAATTCCGCGCGGCTCCGCCAGAAAAGGTGGTGAGGCAGCTTATGGCAGTGATGGAAGTTGTATTAAAAGCGGTTGACCGTGTTTCAGATACCGTGCAAGGGATCGGCAAGCAGACCGGAAAGACAGCCGGCTTTATGGAACAAAACTGGAAGGCGATAGGCGTGGGTGCTGCCGTGGCTGGCGGTGCCTTTGAAATGGCTGCGCGCAAGCAGGCGCCGCTTACCGAGCAGACGCAGAAGCTGGGTGATGCGCTTAATATGACCGAAGGCGAAGTTCGCGATCTGGCAAGCGGCATGTCTGACGTTACTTTCCCGATCGAAGATGTGCTTGACCTAATGGAAAAAGGGCGGTCGCAAGGGATCGAAAGCGCAGAACAGCTGGAAGAATATGCGCAGTTTTGGGATATGGTCGGCGATGCCACGGGCGAGAGTGCGGTGCAGCTGGCAGACGGTGCCGCCGGGCTGCGCGCTGTGGGCATAGCTGCAGGTGATGAAGCAGAGGCGGTGGACGCCTTTGGTTATATTACACAGGAAACGAGCGGTGATGTCAGCGATCTGCTGAATTTCCTTGAACGCACGGGGCCGGAAATGCGCGAAATGGGCGCTGACGTGGACGATGCTGCGGCCATTATGGGCGCGCTGGAGCATGAACTCGGTATGACCGCGCGCACGGCGCGGCAAGAGTTTCGCAAGGCAGTTCAGGAAGCTGATGGCGATATGGACGTAATGCTTGAAACGCTGGGGCTTACCGAGGAACAGTTTGAGGAATATAATAAGGCTGTGGGCGAAAGCAGCGATGTTATAGAACGAAACGCAGAAACGCACGCGGACAGCTATACTTCAATGGAAAAGCTGCAGCACAAAGCCGAAGATCTCATGTATCAATACGGCGATTTGATTGGCATGGTCGGAAACTTTGCTCCGGTTATGATGGCTCTGGGGCCGATCATTAAAGGCGTTTCAATGGCGAAGAAGGCTATGGCCGCCGTTTCAATGAAGGCGCTGGTGCCTGCTGTTCTGGGTGCTACGAAGGCAGCGTGGGGCTTTACGGCTGCACTGCTGGCGAACCCGATTGTTTGGATCGTGGCCTTGATCGTGGGCTTAATAGCGGCCATTTATTTATTATGGAAAAACTGGGATGATGTGTCCGAATGGCTGGTTGATAGCTGGGAAAAAATCAGCGAAACGGCGACCCGGATCTGGGAAGGTTTGGCAGAATATTTCAGCGGCTTTTGGGAGCGCGTGCAGGAATTTTTCGGCAAAGCGCTTGAGTTTATTAAAAACCTGTTTTTTAAATATCATCCGCTGGGGATCATTGTCGCACACTGGGAAGAAATTTTAGACTTTTTCCGAAATGTATGGAGCCGGATCTTGGGCGTGGCGGACATGTCGCTGGATGAAATAGTTGCTTTCTTTGCACAGTTACCGGGCAGGATCTGGGAATGGCTTGTTAACGTTATGGGCAGGATCTATAACTGGGATCAAGAAATGATTAATGCTGCAGTGGAAGCCGGGCAGGGCTTTATTAATAATGTTATTGACTTCTTTTCACGCCTGCCGGGCAGGATCTGGGGCTTTTTAACTAATGTTATCGGGCGCGTGCTTGAGTGGCGCGCACGTATGATCAGCCGGGCGCGCGAAGCTGGCAGCAGGCTCGTTAGTGGCTTTATGGACATGATCCGGGGCTTACCGGGTCAGCTTTGGGGCGTGCTGCAAAGAGCCGTTCGGAACCTGTTTAACATAGGATCATCGCTTTGGAACGCAGCAAAAAGCGCTGGTTCGCGGATCTGGGGTGGTATTAAATCCGGGCTTGGTATCGGTTCGCCTTCCTACGTGGAGCACGCGATTGATGCTATGGCTGAAAGGGCAAAGGATCTGCCCGGCGAAATGCAAGCAGCTTTCGGGCGAATACCGGGCCTGCAGCCGGAGCTTGAAATGGGTGTTAACGGGGCGGCAGCAACGGAGCCGATCCGCGGTGCTGGCACACGGCGCTCGGAACTTACCATTAAGCACGACCTGCAAGATGTGCCGGATCATATTGACGAAGAACGGCTGGCGGAAATACTGGCGCGCAGCTTTGAACGGCCGGAAATACAGCGCGCGCTTGATCAATCTGAACACGATGCAAAGCACAGATTTAAGGCGCAAGGGAGGGAGTTTTAATGGACAGCGATGTTTTAAAGTTTAACGGCAAGCAAAGCGATGCCGAAGATCTGGGAATTGAACTGTGGCGGCGCTGGGATCGGCCTATCATTGCAGGAACACGCGATCATATAGGCGAAATTGTCGGGCGTGATGGTGCGCTGGACTTTGGTTATGATCTGCAGGCTATAGAGATCCCTTGCGCCTTTATCGTGGCAGCAGATAGCGTGCAGGCGTTACGTTCGCAAGCGCGCGCGATCGCGCAGTGGCTGCACGTGGCAGAGCCTAAAGAATTGATATTCGGCGATGAACAGGGAAAATATTATATGGCAAGGCCGCTGGGCAGTGTTGATCTCACGGAGCTAATAACTACGGGCGAAGGTGAAGTTACTTTTTACGTGCCGGAAGGCTGCGCTTTTTCAGATACTACGAAAACGGCAGACGGTTATCCCGTGGATAACGAGGGAACGCTGGCGTGCCCGGTTATTATAGCTTATACAATGCCGGAAAATAGTTTTTATTTAACCCTTTACTTTTCAGATGAACCTCACACCTTCCAGTTACTGCACGATCTGCAGGCAGGCGATGAAGTTACGGTGGACACGGCGAAAAAGACGGTTACTGTTAACGGCACTGATGCCACGGCGGACATTACTTTCAAGAGTGAATGGATTAAAATGCCTCCGGGCGAACATACCTGCTACGCGAACCACGAAGGCACGGACGGCGTGCCGACAATAACGTTCAGGGAGCGATACTTATAATGGAACAGTTGATTATTTTAAATAACAAGTTGCAAAGGCTGGCCGCGCTTGATCCTACAAAGGCGGATAATGCTGTGCTGCTCGAAAATTATGATGATGGAACGCAGAACTTTAAGTTTGATTATAATAGTCTGGACACAGACGCCTTTAACTTGGGCGATGATAACGAGCAAGATCAAGAGGCGGCAGCGGTGGTGATACCGGATCCGGAAAAACCGGGCGAGAGCGAGTGGTTATGCTTTGCGCTGCGCGATGTTAAACATATCAAGCAGCCGGACAGGCAGATGATACAGGTGCGCGGCGAAGGGCTTTATAACGAGCTGGCCGATGGGCCAGTCCGCACTTATGATCTGACTAATGCTACGCCTGCCACGGCGATCGGCGAAGCGCTGGAAGGCACGCGCTGGGAGCTGGGCACGGTGGCGGAGAGCCTTAGTTCCGAAACCGTGGATCTCTATGCTGCGGACGAAAACCCTTTAAAGTTTTTAAGGCGGATCGAACGCAAGTTTAACGCGCGCCTGCGCTTCCACGTGGACGATTATTATACTGCAATCACGGACTTTAAAGTGGATCTGCTTGAGCCGGAAGATGACTTTGCAGGGCTACGCTTTGAGTTTGGATCGAACCTTGAGGGCCTTGATATTAAAGTGGATTATGACGGCATTAAGACTGCGCTTTATGGCTTTGCAGCAGGCACGGCGATGGATCTTGACTTTGAAGATCAGGAAGTTAAGGCGCCGGAAAAAATGGATTTCGCAGGGATTTGGTATGATACTGATGCCGGGGATCCCTTTGACAAAACTTTGGGTCAACGTTACGTGGGTGATGATGAAGCGAGGGAAGCTTATGGCATTTATGACCCTGCGACAAATGAATGGCGGCACAGGTTCGGCGTGCATGAAAGCGAAGCGGAAACGGAAGAAGATCTGCTGCTGGCGACTTATCAAGTGCTGCAGCGTAAAAAACAGCCGCGCGTTACAGTGGACGCAGCTGTTTCCGATTTGGAAAAGGCTGCGCTCGTTGATATTAATACTGGCGATCTGGTGCAGCTGGATCACATGAAGATCAGGCTGGGCAATATATGCCACGTTATAGCGCGGCACAAAGGGATCTTCGCTGCGATGGAAATGCGCATTACAGAGGTTCAGCGAAACCTTAAGGAGCCGCAAAAAACTCAAGTTCGGCTGGGTGATCCTGTTCCGCTGGGCAGCGATCAATTTTTAGGGCTGGCGGATCACATGGAAACGCAAGCGCGGCAGCGCAGGCGTTTAGACCGGGGCCGCGGCGCGCAGACAATAACGATCGCGAGCGAAGATACAAGCCGGAACCCGTTTTATGCTGATATAGTTGTGCCTGCCGGGGCGGAGAATTTTCAGGATTACTTTGAAAAGGCCATGCTGCAGCTGGGTGATGGTAACGGAAAAATAGTAATATTGGAAGGCGATTATGTTTATGATATGGAAATGCTCGTGGGCTACTGGCAGGAAGAACCGCCGCCTGCTGCAGCGGTGAACGTTACTGTGGCAGGGCAGGGCAGCGGCACACGCCTGATTGAAAAAGACGGGATAGATGATAACTGCCGGGGAATGGTTTGCATGGACGCCGACAATGTTAACATTCACGATCTGGCGCTTATAGGCGGCACTCCGATAAGTGGTTATCATAATGGTATTCACTTTATCGGCGGCGTGGACGCCGAGTTTAGAAACCTGCACGTCAGCGGATACTCGCACAGTGGGATCCTGCTGTGGAACAGCAGTAAAACAAAGGCGATAAACTGTGTCTGTCGCGATAACGGCGGCAGTGGTATTAATTGTCATACAAGTATGAACTTCATTGAGGATCATGGTTATATCAGCGAGCTTATTGTTACCGGGAACCAGTGCTACGGCAACGAGCAGGCTGGGATCCGTTTTGATACAGCGGAGAACTGCGTCTGCAGCAGTAATTCTGCTAATGGCAACGGCAAACAAGGGATCAGCTTAAGCGGCGCCATTAACTGCACGATCAGCGGAAACACTTGTAACAATTCAGCAGAAGGCGATAGCAGTGGGATCGGGCTGTTTTTCTATAGCGCGCGGAACAACGTTACCGGCAATACTTGTCAAAACAACGGCAATCAGGGCATTTATTTTAATTGTGAAGCGCTCGAAAATAACTTTGAAGGCAATATTTGCCGCGAAAACACGCGATCCGGGATCTATATGCACGCGATTGAAAAAGCTGGCGAAGATCTGGATCCTGCTTATAAGCCGCTGCGAAATAACATTTTAGGCAACGAGTGCAACGATAACGATCAGCAAGGGATCGTTATTTGGGGCGATGAAAACAACGTGCAGAATAACAAGTGTTATGATAACGATCAATATGGGATCTTTGTCTGTGGGCAAGCAGACCCTGCTGTTTATGCCACGGATAACCTTGTTACTAATAACGACCTAATGGGTAACGCGGTCGGCGGTATCAAAGACGATGGCATAGGAACCGTTACCACGGCAGGGAACCGTTCTTAAAGGAGGCCGGGCTTATGGAAAATATTACAATGATCAACGGGGAAGCTTATTATGCGCGCTGGCTGGTTAAGGTTGATCTTACAGGCAGGCCGGACATAAAGGATCAGCTGCACAGCCGCACGCGCGGCGGCGTATTCTGCTATAATGAGCAGGAACTGGACTTTGCAAAAGGGCTGCTGGATCGGCATGGTTTAAACTACGAAACGCAGGAGCTTGAAAAACCTGATGGATTTGATTATACTATAGGCAAGCGATACCGATCGCGCAGTGAGGTTTTGAGGCACTTAATAGATCGGGAGCCGCCTGCAAGCGAAGAAATGCCGGAGCTGAAAAGGCGGTTGAGTGAGGCTGAAGGCTGGGCAACGGCAGCAGCAAAAAAGGTGCAAGAGTTAGAGGAACGTTTAAACAGGCAGCAGAAGCAAGAATAGCAGCCGAAAGGTGGGTGATCATTTTATGGAACCATTACCTAAAGATGATAACAAGGGCAACGAAGGCCGCTATCAAGATGAATATTTGCGGCGCAGCGAGTTTTATCATTACATGGGCAAGTTTAGAACGGGGCTTGAAAATAGGCTTACCTTGCTCGAAGCACGCTTAAGCGGTGATGATAATGGCAGCGGCAGCGGCAGCGGCAGCGGTTCGCAGCGGAAAAGTTTTATGATAGAAAGGTTTAAAGAAGGGCTTATTTACGTGCTGCTCGGCGCAGTGCTTTCGCTGGCTGGTGCCGCGGCAGCCGTTACGTTATTTTAAAAAGGGAGGCGGTTACAATTAAGGATTTAGGAGATGTTAAAATTATACAAAGCTTCATTGATCCGGGCAGGCAGAACAGGCCGTGCACGAACCCGGCGAGTTCGCTTTACGGGCACACGCGCGAGCCTGAATATATTGTAATTCATAACGCTTGGAGCACTTTTAACGCAAAACGTTTAAACGAATACATGAACAGCGATGCTGCTGCAGCACGTCCGGCAAGCTGGCATCATAGCGTCTGCGATCGCTGGATCGTGCAAGGCGTGCCGCTGGATGAAGTTGCTTGGCACGCTGGCGATGGCCTGCACGGTGCAGGAAACCGCAAAGGGATCGGGATCGAGATATGCGATTATGCTATTGTTTACGGAAATGACGACTGGGATCTTTACATGGAAGCTGAAGATCACGCGGCGCAGCTGTGCGCTTACCTTATTTTAACAGTGCCTTCGCTTAAGCCGTTTCCTACGTGCCTGACGCAGCACGCTGATTATTCGTCCAGCAGTGGCTGCCCTTCGCATATACGCGGACGGAGCAATGGCTGGGAAGGCTTTACTGGCCGCGTGGAAGAATACATTAAACAGTTTAAACAGCAAAAGGATCCGGCGCCGGAAGCCGACATTGTTTGGCAAGTGGCGGTCGGCAGCTATATGTCCGAAGAACACAGAGATCGGAGGCGCTGGGAGCTGGTGCAGGCAGGCTTTAAGCCGAGAACTTACAAGATTGAAGTTGATGATCAGGTGTTTTTCCGCGTGATTGCTGCCGAAGCCGAAACGGAAGACAAGGCGAACAAGGCCGCGCAGCTTGTTGAACAATATGCCGGGCTGCAGAGCCGCGTTATTAATTATGATCTTAATAAGGGCGCCGCGCTGGACTTACCGGAACCGAAGAAACCTGCTGAACCGGAGCCTGAACCGGAGCCTGAACCGGAGCCTGAACCGGAGCCTGAACCGGAGCCTGAACCGGAGCCTGAACCGGAGCCTGAACCGGAGCCTGAACCGGAGAAGCCGCACTGGCTGCAGCTGTTGATCGAAGCAATATATGACTTTTTTGAGTGGCTGCAGAAGCAGCTTGAAAAATAGGCTGGTAAGATGTTTCAAAGTGCGATATAATACTATTTAAGGAGGTGTTTAATAATGCCGCAAGGGAATATTACAGCGTATTTAGAGCAAAAGGTTTTGGATCACGTTCTACGTGGGATCGCTTATACTTCTCCCGGCGATGTTTACGTGGGGATCGTTACCAGTTTGGCTTCGGACGCTGATTTGGAGCAAAACACTGTAACGAATGAAGTTACTGGTTATGACGGCGATCGCAAGGTTGTTAATTTCAGCGTGCCGAGTTACGAGGACGAGGACGAAACGAACCCGGCGGAAGTGGAAAATGAAAACCTGTTGGAGTTTGAAAGTATGCCTGCCGATGAAACTATCGCTTACGCTATAGTCTGCGAGAGCGCTACTCCGGGAACTGCAGATGTGCTTTACTGGTGTCCGCTGGTGAGTAACAAAACTGTCAACGAGGGCGATACTTTCCAGCTGCCGATCGGCGACCTGATTTGTGATCTGGATTAAAACAGGGCTGGCAGGTGCAAAACAGGAAGGGCAGGTTGCAGCAAAGCAGCTCTGCCCTTCTTTACAAAGGAGCTTTTATAAGTGCTTACTATTTATCACATAACAGATACGCACATTGATAATAACGATCGGCTTGGTTACGTGCAAACAAGTTATCAGTGGATCCTTGATAATTGGGAAAACTTGGGATCCTGTATAGTTCTACACAGCGGCGATGTCGTGAACCGGGGCTACAACGAAGAAGAATTTACACTGGCCGAAGGTGCAATGGATATGCTTTATAATGCTGGCGTGCCGCTGCTTACAGTGCCGGGGAACCACGACTACGATCTTGATAACGATACGGACTGGAGCGCGGCAACGCGTGGGCTGGATAACTTTAACGGCAGTTTCGGGCTGGATAACTATAATCAGCAGGCGTGGTTCGGCGGCAGTTACGGCAACGGGGCTGAAAACGTTTACTTTTTATTGAGCGAGGGCGGCGAAGATTGGCTGTTTTTAGGCTTGGAATACAGGCCGCGCGATGATACGCTGGCATGGGCTGACGGAATTTTAAAGGATTATCCGGATCGCAAAGTGGTTATAATCACCCATGAATACCTTGACGGAGCAGAGGAAGCAATGCGCCGGGCAAGCGGTGAAAAAGTCTGGGAAGATCTGGTTTATCCGAACGGTAACGTGGATCTGGTGCTCTGTGGGCATTGCTTGGGATCGGTAGAAGGCGGAACGCACACTGACGGCGCGCGGCGCTTTGATTATAACAGTGCGAACAGATCGGTCGGGCAGTTTTACCATAACTGGCAGGCGTATTCACATCAAAACAATTTTGAGGATTACATGGGCGATCGCGGCGAGGGCCGCTTCAGGAAGCATAAATGGGATGAAAATAGCGAAATACAGGTTGAAAGCTTTTGTCCGGAGCACAGCGAAGAAGAAGAAGATTACATGCAGGAATATCTTACCAGTGCCCGGCATCAGTTCACATACGATTTTCCTTTGGGGGTGAAACCTTTGCGCGAGTATGATTATGATGTTGACGCAGAAACTTACGATGCACAGGAGCAGGCTAATGCTGATGACTGGCTTACCGAAGGGCGCGCACGTATTTTGCCGCCGCCGTTCCCTAATCCCGGACAGGCGGGCCTTAAGTTCAGCAGCGTGAAACGTGCAGCCGCAGAATTTTCAGATGGAACTTACATGGCAGCAAGTGATCCGGTCTTTGGCACAGGTGCCTTTTCGGCAATGCTACTGCTTAAAGTTCCTACGGAGCCGAGCGTTAATGCTGAAGTTATGGCGACTGCTTTTGGCACGGCAACTCAAGGCGTCCGGCTTTGGGTCAGCACGGCTGGGAATTTAACTTTCCGCACAGTTTACGGATCAAGCGGAAATTGGAACTTTAGCTGCAGCGTTGAATTTCCTTTTGATGGCCGCTTCCACGTGGTTTATTTAGAATGGACGGGAAACACTTTTACGAATGGCGCAAAACTTTTTCTCGATGACATGGTTGACCCGGTGAGCGAAGATACCGCGGTGAGCGGCATTACTTCGCACTCGGAGAATTTGCACGTGGGCCGGGCGTCCGATCGGGATGACCGTTACTTCCCTGCAGGGTCGCAAGTTGCAGGGCTGGCAGTATTTAATACACGGTTAGGCGAAACCGAGCGCAGGCGCCATGCGAACTTACTGCTTTCCGGCAAGGAACCTGATTGCCGTGGTTACTGGCGGATGGACGAAGGCAGCGGCTGGAGCGTCTTTAATTATGGCGGCGCCGGGGCGGATGGCGATTTTACATTTTACTCCAGTGGCTGGGCGAACGTGGTCGCGCCTGCGACTTGGGTGCAGTTTACGGATCGAGTTTTTCCGGCACAGGTCGGCGGCCATGCGCTGACAATTATGTTCGAGCTTACTGCTACGCGGCAGCCTGCGGAAGAAAATCAAGAAATTATGGCTACGGTGTTCTCCACGGCGGATTCTGGGATCCGCTTCTGGATCAGCACGGCTGGGAACCTTTCCTGTTATGCGACTTATGGCACGTCTGGATCGTGGGCGTGGGGCTTGACCCACGCGTTAACCTTTAACAACGATCGGAAAATTGTTTGCTTGGTATGGGATGGCTCTACAACGGCGGATCGCGTGCGGCTTTACGTGGACGACATGGAAACTCCAGTGGCTGAAGATACTGCAGAAACTTTACACTGGCATAACGAAGATCTGGTTATAGGCCGCGCGGCGGATCGGAACGAAAGATATAGCGATGTTGAAGTGGCGAATTTAGCAGTTTTTGACCGCGAAATAATGGCAAGTTTACGCGCGCACTATGCTGAAACCTTTGAGGATGGCAATAAATTAAGCGGCACAGAAACCGGGCTTATACATTATTATCCCATGGATCAGCACGCGGACGGATTTGGCACGGTAAAAGATGATGTTAATAATGCCGATGGCAAGGTTTACGGCGGCACGTTCTGGACGCGCAAGTGGCTGTTCTGGCCTGTAATGCCGTTCCGGGAGCCTTATTGGCAGACGGGATATACTAATGGAACCTATAGCTACGTTATAGGCGATGATGCTGTAACTCCCTATATGGAGCTTGAAGTTAGTGGCAGCGGCAGTCAAATAACTTTACTGACGCACGAACAGATCGATCTTACTGATTATGAAGCGATCGCGCTGGATCTTGAATATGACGAAGGTGCGGACGCCTCTATATTTGCCGGGCTATGGACGGGCACGAATGAGGAATTTCCGACCCTCGCTTCTTGGCTAATGTATTATAATCCGCGCAGCTTTGATCGGCGTGTTATTGTTAGCACGGCCGGGATAACGGGAACGCGATACGTGGGAGTTGCACTGCGCGGCAATGCTACGGGCACGGGCACGCTTAGAGTGCACGGTTACAGCTTACAAAAATAAGGCAGGTGATTAAATAATGCCGGAGATTGCTTTTCATATATGGCTTTACTGGCGCAAACAAGGCGCAGAAGATTGGAACAGCGTGGAAGTTGACGATGCTATGGTCGGCGAAAGCTGGCGATACTTTGATCATTTATTGACAAACTTGGAGTTTGGCGAAACCTACGAATATGAATACGCCTTTCTTGATTTAAATAAATATGAGTGGCATTATGGCGGCATCAAAACCTTTGAGGTGGAGCAAGTAATCGTTAAAGGTGCTGCAAGCGGATCCGGGCGCGGCGCGGCGCAGGCGGTTGGACACGCTTTTTCCTATGTAACGGCGCAGGCAGCTGGTTCGGGGATCGCTGGCGTGCAGGCTGCTGGCGCAGTAATTCATAAAGGCGCGGCAAGTGGATCCGGGCAGGGCAAAACGCAAGCAACGGGCGAAGTTATCGGCTTTCATCAAGGCGCGGCGGCTGGATCTGGGATCGGTGCAGTGCAGGCGGCTGGAAAAATTATTGTTAAAGCGGCAGCCACGGGCAGCGGCAGGGCTGGTGCAGCGACATCGAGTAATGTTCTCGGCCTTGGCGCAGCACGCGGCAGCGGCAGGGCTGGTGCACGGGCTGCCGGGCTGGTGCAGGTAAAAGGCTATTCTTCCGGGGCCGGGGTCGGTGCAGCGCAAGCGGCTGGCAACGTGATCGGCTTTCATCAAGGCGTGGCGCGTGGCAGCGGCAGCGGTTACGCACGGGCTGCAGGGCTGGTCATGGTCAAAGGACAGGCGCGTGGCAGCGGTTTAAGTGGCGGCAAGGGCAAAGGTATTATAACGGTTTATGCAAGCGCACAGGCGGCAGCTGTGGGCACGACACAGGCGATCGGGCAAGTGTTCGTTCTGGCGATGCCTTATGGAACAGGAGTGGGCGGTGCCTACGCGGATAGCCACGTGCAGCACAAAGCAGAAGCGCACGGATCTGCTCTGGGCACAGCACAGGCGTCCGGCAAGTTAATCATAACGGCAAAGGCAAGCGGCGCGGCTTTAGGTTCTGCAAGCGCGGAAGCCTTTGCGTTTTCGATCATTGCTGGCGCGGCGGCTGGATCGGGAGCAGGATCCGGGCAAGGTGCCGGGCTGGTTGAAATTAAGGCTGGCGCAGTGGCTGGCGGAACGGGATCAGGCCGGGCCTCTGGGCAGGTAATTCAAAAAGCTGCTGCACGTGGCGCCGGACAAGGTGCCGGGCAGGCTGAAGGGCGTTGTCGTGTAATCTCGCAGGCACAGGGCGCCGCTGTGGGTGGCGGCAAGGCCATTGCATTAAACAGGGTCTTTGCGGCTGCGACAGGCGCCGGATCTGGCCTCGGTGCCGCTTCGGCCGTGCGCGTGCGGCTGGGATCCGCTGCTGGCAGCAGCAAGGGATCCGCACGGGCCGCCGGGCTGGTTAAAGTTAAGGCTGCGGCGAAGGCAAGCGGCGAAGGCAATGCAAGCGCTGACAGTTTAGTTCTTAAAACTGCTGCAGCAGCCGGGCACGGGATCGCAAGCGCTTCCGCTGCTGGTGAACCGCTGCGCACAGCGATCGCACGTGGATCGGGCCGGGCCGGGGCGGAAGTTACCGGACACTTCTCTATTATCAAGGCAGCTGCAAAAGGATCCGGGATCGGAGGCACTTTTGCAGACGGGGATCCGGCTGGAATAGAAAGTGCTCGGGCAAAAGGCTCTGGCCGCGGTGCAGGCCGAGCAGCCGCGCTGGTTATAGCAGTCGGGCAGGCAGCAGGCCACGGCATAGGAACCGGGCAGGCTGACGCAGCAGCGCCGATTAAAGTGGGCAAAGCCGCCGGGCGAGGGCGTGCGCGCGCCGGCGCGTCCGCGGACGTGGAGCATTTTGCAGCGGCGCGCGGTGCTGGTGCTGGTGCTGGCTGGGCGACATTTAAACTAATTACAGCGGCGCAGGCAGCTGGTTCGGGTGATAGCAAGGGCAGATGTATAGGCAAGCAGTTAATCTTTGCGACAGGCGCCGGATCTGGCCTCACGGCTGCTTCTGCAGATAGTTCGCACTGGGCCTTCGCTGCAGCACATGGATCCGGGCAGGGCCGGGCGCAGGCCGGGGCTTTTATGTCGCCTGCAGGCCGAGCAAAAGGATCCGGGCACGGCACGGCACGCGTCAATATAATCAAGCGGTCGGAAGCGAAGCTGCTGGGGCGGCTTAATATCCGGGCCGAGCTGCGCGGCGATCTTGTGCCGGAAATAACTCTGCTGGGGCGGCTTAATCGAAAAGTTAACCTATTTGCAAAAATGTTATAAATCCGGTAAAATAACAGAAGGGAGGGAGTTTTATGTTAAGGAACCAAAACTTTGAAATGGCTGCAGGCGATAACAAGCGCCTTGAGTTCACTGTTGAAGATCAGGACAATCTTGAACACGGCTCGGCGATCTGGGCGGCTTCACAGTATTTAAGCGGCGAACCCGTTTTAACAAAGGAAGGCGCTGGCAGTATAACGATCAGCGAGAACCGCGTGCTTGTTGATTTGGTGCCTGAAGATACGCAGGAACTTGAAAGCGGCACGTATTATCACGAGCTGCAGATCACGATCGAAGATCAAGTTTACACAGCAGCATCGGGAGAGTTAAAGCTCCATCCTACAATAATTTAAAGGGAGGCTTTTTTGTTATGGGAGTGGTTTATTTGGCAGGCGCGATCAGCGAAGTTGATCCGACTTATGCTACGGAGTGGCGCGCGGTGGCCGAAAGGTATTTAAGCGGTGCAGGCTTTGAGGTATTAAATCCCTGCGCTGGGAAGGATCTTTACGCGCCGGGCGTGAACGAGGACATGTTTACACCTGCGCAGATCGTGGAGGCGGATTTGGAAATGATCTGGCAGAGCGACATTATACTGGCAGAAGTGGGCAGGCGCGACATACCTTACCACGGAACGAGCATGGAAATTGCTTATGCTTACCAGTGGAAAAAAACGATCATAGTTTGGGGCGGATCGCGATCTTACTGGATCCGTTACCATGCCACGGCGCAGTTCAAGGGATTGCCGCAAGCGATAGTTTACATTATAAGGGAGGGATTAAATGCAAGCCGATCACAGAAAGGCTGTTTGGGATCTTTATGTCAGAAATGTTAGTTACCATGAAATAGCAGAGCGGCTGGGATTAACTTACAGGCAGGTTCGGCGGTGCATTGAACAGGAACGATCGCGCCGGGGCTTGGTCGGACAGGGCAAGGCGCAAAACAAAACGAAAAACGAAACGCAGCCGCAAGAAACAGGCCTGACGGATCTGCCGGAAGCGATCTATGAGTTTATTAATAAGCCGCGCAGCAGGGAGGACATAAGAAATCACTTTAATTTATCCGAGCGCCTTTTGGGTGCAGTGCTGCAAGATTTACGCGATCAGGGCAAGTTGATCGAAGAAGATGGCGAAACGGTAAAACTGCAGAAGCAGATTATCCCGTGCGAAGTGCCCGTGCATGAGGCAGATTGGAAGGGCGATCGGATAATAAGGTTTGGCATTGCAAGCGATAAGCACTTTAATTCAAAGTATGCGCAGATTAGCAATATTCACAGGCTTTACGATACCTTTCAGGCCGAAGGGATCGAATGGGTCTATGATCCGGGCGATGTTGATGAAGGCGAAAAAATGCGTCCGGGCCACGAATACGAATGTTATAATCAAGGTGCTGATGATCACGTGGCGGAGATCGTTAAAAATCATCCACGGCGCGAAGTTAACGGCAAGCCGATGAAAACTTATTTTATAAGTGGGAACCATGATCACAGTTTTATCAAAAGATCGGGCCTTGATATAGGCAAAACGATTGCGGAACAGCGCGAAGATATGATATACTTAGGGCAGAGCTGGGCGCAGGTTAATTTAACTCCTACTTGTATAATGGAGCTGCGTCATCCGGCAGACAGCACGGCATACGCGATCAGTTACAAAACGCAAAAAATGATCGATGCGATGTTTGGCGGCACGAAGCCGAACCTTTTATTGATAGGGCATTATCACAAAGCCGAATATCTGTTCTATAGGAACGTTCACGCTATACAGGCAGGCTGCCTGCAAGGGCAGACGCCTTATATGAGGAACAAAGGGATCGCGGCAATGCAAGGCGGCTGGATAGTTGAAGTAAAAGTTGATGACGAGGGCGGCGTGGAGAGCATAGCGCTGCGCTTTATCCCGTTTTATTATACAACGATCAACGATTATCTTAGCTGGAGTTAAAGGAGGTGAAATTAGATGTTTGAGTGGCTGGCTGAAATTCAGGCTTGGTGGGGCTTAATAGGTTTACTTGTAATTTTCAGCATCAAGGCAGTGCTGGACTGGGAGGGCACGGTAAAAAGGATCCGTGAGTTGATCTTTTTAGCTGAAGAATTGGCAAGGAAGCAAGTTTTAAAAACTGGCAAAGAAAAGTTTGAATGGGTGAAAAATAACGGATATTCTTACCTTCCGAGCTGGTTAAGGTTGTTTATAAGCGAAGCACTTTACGCAAAGATCGTGCAAAACATATTTGATAAGATTAAAGAATGGGCGGAAAATGACGATCTTACCAGTTAAAACGGCATAAAATAACGGACTTGTCCGTTAAAATAAAGTTTGGCCTCCCTTCCTGTAACACACTTCCCTTCTCCTGTGGCTGTGCAGCAATGCTGCACAGCTTTTTTTTGTGAAAAAACATAAAAAACTCAAAAGAATTTAAAATAAATTCAGACTTTTTGCTGGCAGTAGATGGTAAATGCCTTAACCACGGGCTTTTTCGGCCTCAAAAAGTTGCAAGTGGATGTCGGGAAAATCGGGTGAAATAAGGGTAAAACGCTTTACAAAGGGTCTGATGCATGGTATTATATAGTTGCAAGAGGGAAAGGGAAAACAGCAAGACCGAACCTTGAAAACAGAATAGCAGCTGCAAGCCGGGAAACCTTAAGGGCCGGGCACAGCCAAAAGAAAGAGGCTGACGGGAGCAGGAACCGCGAAACACTGGCAAGGTAAAACGAAGGGCAGCTGCAAGACTGGCGAAAGCCACGGGTGGCGCCGATATAACGCTGGGGAGCCGAGAGGCTTTAAAAGGATAACACGGCGCAGGAGCTGCAAGAAGGAGCAGGCGAGGATGGCGGTGGATAGGTAAACAAGACCCCGAAGAAGGCGGCCATTGCAAGGCCGCTTAAGCGAAGCCGAAATAACCGGGCAGCGGAAACGCTGCCCGTTATACGCTGCAGACTGACCGCTGCGGTGCTGATGAGGCAGGTTAAAAAAACTTTTAAAGGAGCGTTTAAAAGATGAAAAAGGAACAGGTTAACGGATTTAACACGGAGCGGACTTTTGGAGTAGAGATTGAGTTTTTAGGACACGCGAACGCAGTGGCCGCAAAGTGCCGGGCAATGGGCATTGATTGCAGAGTTGAAAACTATAACCACGAAAACCGCGAATGGTGGAAAATAGTTACTGACGCAAGTGTTAACGGAGCCGGAGAAGGGCTGGAGATTGTGAGCCCGATATTGCACGGCCGCGAAGGGCTGGAAGCAGTTAAAACAGTTTGTGCAGCGTTGGAAGCAGCAGGCGCGACAGTAAATGTAACATGCGGCCTGCACGTGCATCACGGAGCAGAGGACTTTAACGTTAACAGTTTTAAAAACATTACTTTACTTTATACCCGATACGAAAAAACGATTGACAGCCTGATGCCGAAAAGCCGGCGCGGCAGTAATAACACTTACTGCGCAAGTTTGTTTGACTTGCAGCACGCGACCTTTAGCAGCGCGCAGCGCTTTATGGAATGGATTTACAATGCACGCGATACCGACCAGTTGCTTGACTTTTTTAGCAGGCGCTTTTTAAAGCTGAACCTGCGCGCTTACCGGGCGCACTCGACAGTAGAGTTTAGGCAGCACAGCGGAACGACAGAAGCCGCGAAAGTTGTTAACTGGATTTTGTTAACGCAAGCAATGGTTAACAAAGCGACAGAGCGCACGGTGCTGAACCCGGCGAACGTTGACGACAGCTGGAAAAGCTTTAAAAAAGCAGTGGCCTTGACGGGCTACCGCGGAGCGACAGAAGAACTGCAGGCGGTGCAGCGGTTTTATGGCAAGCGCCGGAAGCAGTTAGCATAACAGCCGAAACCGGGCGGAGCAGCAGCGGCCTGCCCGGTATGCAAAGGGTGCCGCCTTTGCACTGATGAGGCAGGCAGCAAAAAAAAACGGGAGGCGTTAAATATGGAACTGCAGGGCAAGCTTACCAGCAAGGAAGCGCAGTGGACTTATTTGTTAGCAGGGCGCGCAGTGGTTACGCTGGAAAATAGCGAAACCGGGAACCGCTTTACTTACAAAGTGAAAGGCTTGGAGAAAGACGATGGAACAATGCTTTATTTTGTGAGTGTTTTAAGTGGCCACGATAATGACAGCGATTATGCTTATATGGGAACCATATTTGCAGACGGGCGCTTTAAGCTTACAAAGAAAAGCCGGATCAGCGCAGAAGCTGCGAGCTACAAAGCTTTTTACTGGCTCTACGAAATGCTTAAGCAGGGCAAAGAATTGCCGGAGCAGGTTAACTTTTACCATGCCGGAACCTGCGGACGCTGTGGCCGGACTTTAACGGTGCCGGAGAGCATAGAAACTGGGATGGGGCCGCACTGCAGGAACGCGGCCTGATAGTTAAAAATAAACGGGAGGTTTTTACAATGGAAAAAATTTATGACCCTAATAAAAGGCGGATTGAAGTTAACTTTAAGGCTTACCGGGCGGATTACATTGCTGACAACGTGCAGCCCGGCGGCAATGTTTACGTTTACTTTAACAAAGAAGCTTACATTAAGGAAAAACATGCGCTGATAGCGCGCCTGCAGCATGACCCCGGTGTTGAGGTTAGAGGCTGGGATCAGGAACTTGAGTGGTATTTAGTGGTTATAAGTGATCACAGGCTGCGACAGCGTGGCGTGAATGAAAGTGCTTGGAGCAGGGCGCAAGAACATAACCTGTTAGGTTAAAAAAAACAGGAGGTTTTTAACATGATTAAAATTACATTAGAAACTGGCAAAACATACGAGGCTGAAACTTACGAAAGGCTTATAACAGTGCTGGCGCGAACCAGTTATTTACAGGAAAGCAAGTTTGACTATATGGCGAACGTGGCGAAGCGCTGCAATATATGGAACGGCGCTGAAATTGAATACCATAACGCCGAAAGCTTTATTAAGGAGTTGCAGCGCGTGGGCGTGGTGCAGGAGCTATGGGAAGAATAAGCTGAAACCGGGCCGAGTGCCCGGTATGCTGGGAACTGGGCGAACCAGCACTGATGAAGCTGCCCGTTGTATAAAACAAAGGAGGCAATAATATGAACGGACAAAAAGGATACCACGAAAAGAATTTTAAGGTAACATTTACCACGGAGCAGGAAGTTTGGGCGCGTTTACGGGACATGCTTTACCATTATAAGGACGGAACCTTGACAGTTAACGAAAAATTAAAGCCGAAAATGCAAGAGCTTGAGGAATTTTTAATTGACAACGATTGCGAATACTTTTGGTAAAATAAAAGGAGGTGCAGTATGATCAGGACGCGGACGGACAAGTATTTAGCAGCGCACGGCAAGCCGCCGAAAGGGAGCGGCGCTTGGTTGTTTTGGATCGGCGGCCAATTTTACGGGCCGCCGGGGCCGTGCACTTACTCGCAGGCTCGCAAGCAGGCGAAGGAAATGGCAAGGTTACGCGGTGCAAAACAGATTTATGTTATGCCATAAAACGCAGAAAAGGAGTTGATCGTATGTTGATCAAGACAGACGAAAGGCTGGCACGAAAGCTTGATAAGTTGGGTGCAGTTACAGCTTACAAAGCAGATCTGGAGCACGCTATTAAGGCGGATCCGGACAGAATTACAGCGGAAAAGGTTTACTATTTAATGGGCTGGCCGCGCCGATCGATGGGTGAAATTACTAATAGCGAAGCGCGCGAACTGGTGCAGCAGGGCAGGGCGGCTGCAGTGGCGCCGGATCAGATCGTGGAGCTGGTTTGCCCGTTATGCGAAAATACGGGAATGGTTTTTATGGAAAACGGCGATGAATACGGCTGCGGAGTTTGTGTTTGGGGCCGGGAGCTTTTGGCCGAAAATAAAGAATACTGGGAGGCGAATTAAAATGGCAAAGTTACATTTACAAAGGGAAATTATAAGTGAGGGAGGCCTTGTTTTAAGCTCGGACACGCTTAGGCCGAGCGATTTGCTGCAGCGTGCAGCAGAGGTTATTAATGCTTTTTATTTAGAACCGGACTTTATGGAAGATCTGGAAACGCTGCTGGAACGCAGCGAGGAAGAATTGAACTGTGGGCCATGGCGCGCGGCTGCAGAGGAACTGTTTAATGAAAGCCTGTTTTATTACTTTAATGAGATCGCGCCAATGGGCTTTTACTTTGGTGCCTGCGAGGGCGATGGTGCCTTGATAGGCTGGTTTTGGGAGGATCAGGAGCTATGAGCGAACAATTTTTAAGCTTTTTTGTTAACTTTTGGCTCGTGGGCTTTATGCTTTGGGTGCAGGGTGTTTGCATCGTTTACATTTTATACAAGGAGCGTGATGGATAATGTTAAACTGCGCAGATTGCAGGAAGGAAATGGTTGACGTGGCTGCAGCACTGCTGCACGACATACCGAGAGAACCGATTTTTACCGTTTATAATAGCGCAAGAACAGTTTGGCGTTTAGTTTGTGAAGATTGTTATATTGAGATTAATAATAGCAAAAAGGGAGGCTTTAAAAATGAGTAAATATTATGGCAGGTTACGAGGCAGCCGCGGTGAAGCTACGCGGCAAGGTTCGGAGAACACGGGGATCGAGGCCGCGGTGCAAAGTTATGACGGCAGCGTGGCAATGCGCCTGCAAACGGGTGGAGATGGCGATCCTATAATAGAGATCGTGAAGCACGATGGCAGTAACGGTGGGATGAGTGGCGGCAAGCTGCTTTATTGCGGAAAATTGAGCGACTTGGAACTTTTAGCGACATAAAGGGAGCGTGCAGAAAATGAAAACTATGTTTTATTTTGGTTATGGCAGCAATATTAATTACAAGCAGATGAAGCAGCGGTGCCCGAACGCGGAGGCTGTGGGCGTGGCAAAACTGCGCGGACACAGGTTGATCTTCCGTGGCGTGGCGGACGTGGTGCCGCACAGGAACGGCGGCGCTGTTATGGGCGTGCTTTGGAAAATAACTCCGCGCTGCTTAAAGGCGCTCGACCTCTACGAAGGTTATCCGCGCTTATACGGGCGGCGGCTTTGCAGCGTGGCAGTGGAGGAAGATGGCACACTGCGCGAGGCGCTTATATATTACATGAAAACGGGCGATCTGGCGGTGCCGCACAGAGAATACTGGCAGGCCATTATGGAAGGTTACGAGGATTTTAACATGATACCACGGCGCGACATGCTGGAGCCGAATTATGGGCTGGGCAATGCGCGGATCAATTATGACACGGAAGGTTATTATGCAAGGCTGAACCAGCGACAGATCGATTATGATTAAAGTTGTAACGCGTGGCAGCACTGGGATCAGGTTGCGCGTGGTGCCGTGTGCAGGTTGTAAATTTGATTGCCAATCTGTGCTAAATATTTTTATAATATTAGCACTAATGTCAAATCAGGTTGCGCGCGCCTGCGCGTGGTGCCGTGCCCGGTGCTGCTACGAATACAGCTTTGAGCTTAAAGGGCTGTGAATACGAATAAGGAGGTGTTTACATGGAGAAAGCTCCCACGGAAAGGTTCCGTCCTTTGGATTGGAGCATGGTGCAGCTTAGACCTACGCTGCGCTCGTTAAGGCAGCAGCGCGGCTTGAAGCTGGGCGAAGTGGCAGAAAAGTTGGAGGTTAGTTTAACGCTGCTGCACTTTATTGAGCACGGCAAGCGCACGTTATCACAGGCGCGCGCTGAAAAAATGGCGGAAATCTACGGCGTTGAACCGGAAATTGTTTGGGCGCTGTATGAAAACGCTATCGGATTACTTGAGAGTTTGGACTAAAAAAAAAGGGAGGCTTTTTATTATGGCAGTTAGTTTGGATCATGTTATTGACAGGATCAACGAAGATCAAGTGGGCAAGGCGGATTATATAACGCCGATGAGTAATTTGCACGTGGATAGATTAACGGGGGATCTTGCATTTAAGCGCACGCTGGGCGATGTTATGGTTGAAGCAGAAGTTGACACTCCTACGCTGCGCGACATGCCTTTTGCGGCCTCTGACTGGGCCGAAGGGCAGCTGTTGAGCAAGCTGGGAATGCCGCGTGATTACTTTAGGAAAATAAAGGAAGCTGGCGCGGTGGACATGTTTGCAGACCATTTTAATTACTGGGCAGGCAAGGATGACCGGATGATCCGGCTGCGCGCAAAGGTGAGCGACCCTGCTGGCAGTTACCAGCAAGGCTTGATCCGGGGCGCTGTGAGCGATCGTTATAGCGTGCTTGATAACGATTTTATTATTGAGGCGCTGAAAGGGATCCTTAAGGGCTATACTGGGGATTATCAGATTGAGGCGTTTCACTTGGATGACAGGCGGATGCACTTAAGGATCACTTATAACGATCTTACTGCACAGCTGGGTGAAACTGCAGGCGGCGAAGCGGACTTTAGCAAAATCGGAACGGACATTGTTAATAGCGAAGTAGGCGCAAGCTCTTTTAATTTGCAGGCTTTGATCTGGCGGCTTATTTGCAGCAACGGCCTGCGCGGCTGGGGGAATGATGGCGATGCTTATACGCAGCGGCATATTAATTTAAGGCCGGATGAATTTCAAGAGCGAGTTGCAAGAGGGCTGGTTAATACCGTGAAATCAGGCGAAGGCTTTTTAAACGAATATAACATGGCACGGGCGCATCAGGTGCAGAACCCGTTTAATGTTATTAAAAAGCTGGCCGCTGAAGGCGGTTATAGCAAGCAGTTTGCTGATAGCGCTGTTAACGAGTTTGAGTTTGATGATACTCGTTATGGCGTGGTGAACGCGTTTACGCGCGCAGCAAGGGAGCTGCCGAATGAACGCAGGCTGGACGCTGAAAAGTTTGCAGGCAAGCTGTTAACTTTACCGAGCAGCCGCTGGGAAAACGTGGATAACGAAGAAGAACTGGAAGAAGCTACTATTTAGGAAGGTGTGATAGCATGGGTGTTTTAACCACGACCGAAAAAGGCAGCCTCTTATACCGGGGCCGCTTTGATCGGCGAGTTGTAGAGGCGATTAAACAGTTACCGGGCAGGCGTTATGACCCTGAAACTAAAGAATGGACAATGCCGCCGGATCCGGAGGCGATCGATCTGCTGCAGCAGTTTGAGCAGGTTAGGATCACGCCTGAAGCATGGAGGGCCGTGCAGGCAAGGGAAGAACGGGCCGCGGCGGTTATGGTTGCAAAGCAGGAGGAAAAACCTGTGCCGCTGCAGCCGATGCCGCTTAAAGGCGTGGAGCCTTTTGCACATCAGATAACGGGCTACAATGTGGCGCTATCACTGTTTAGATTGGAGGTGCAAGATGAATAAACGCGCGGATCATATTAAAATACATGTTTTCAAAGGAGGTGATCTAAAATGACCACGCAAAACGCCGGGGTCGCCCTGCTCCATGAGCAGGGCTGTTAACTGTGGCAAAACGTTGACCGCGATCGCTGTGGCTGGCAGGCTTTACTTGGACGGACATATTAAGCGCGTTATGATCGCAGCGCCTTTGAGCGTGGTGCCTGTTTGGGAGCGTGAGTTTAAAGATTATGCCGACTTTAAGGTTGAAGTAAAGGTGCTGACAGGCAGTATTAAAAAACGGATCGAAGCGCTGCAGCAATGGAAAGACCCGGACGCGCTGCAGGTTATCGTTATTAATTACGAGGGCGCGTGGCGCAAGGGCATGTTTGAAGAACTGGTAAAATGGCAGCCGGATCTTATGATTGCTGATGAAAGCCAGAGGATCAAGAACCACGGCACAAAGCAGAGCAAGGCTTTGCATAAACTGGGCGACCGGACAAGGTGCAAGATGATCCTGACCGGAACTCCGGTTACTGCTGGGCCGCTGGACTTTTTCAGCCAATACAGATTTCTTGACCCGAATGTGTTTGGCAAAGCTTATTATCCCTTTAGAAACAGATACGCTGTTATGGGCGGCTTTGAAGGGAAGCAGGTTATAGGCTACAAGAACAAGGAAGAACTGGTGCGCAAGGCGCACAGTATAGCGCACAGAGTAACAAAGGAGGAAGCGCTGGACTTGCCGGATCAGATCGATCAGGATCTTTATTGCACGCTTGAACCGAAGGCTGAAAAAAGTTACCGCGAAATGCTTAATATCAACGTGGCGCAGCTTGAAACAGAGCGCAAGGATAAAGGGCAGATCACGGCAAGCAATGCCTTAAGCTGCCTGCTGCGCCTGCAGCAGATTGTCGGCGGATTTGTGCCTAAAGACGGGGCCGAGCAGGGCGATTACTTGCAAGTCAGCACGGCAAAGCTTACCTTATTAAAGGAAACGCTGAACGACTTGATCGGTGCCGGACATAAAGTTGTAGTTTTTGCACGCTTTAGACCGGAGATCGAGGCCATTATGGCCATGCTGGACAGCGAAAGTTTTAACGGAGTGGGCCGCGTGCGCTATTCGCATATATACGGATCCGTTCCGCAGAACCAGCGCGGTGAAATGGTGCACGAATTTCAAACAGACCCGGAAGTGCGAGTATTTATTGCGCAGGTGCAGACTGCCGGGCTGGGGATCACGCTGCACGCTGCAGATACCGCTATATTTTACAGCGCTGATTTTAGTTATGCGAATTATGATCAGTGCCGGGCACGAATACACAGGATCGGACAGCAAAACAAGGTTAACTATTTGCACTTGATCGCGAAAGATACTGTGGACGAAAAAATATACAAGGCCATAAAAACCAAAAAATCGATCGCGGATGACGTGGTTGATAACTGGCAAAGTTATTTCGATTAGCAGAAAGCAGGGCGATCAATGCTTGATCGACCCTGCCGAACTTATACCTTTATTTTTTACTGATAGTATAGTATAATTGAGCTACGGCGATAAATACCGAGTTTTTTAGCAATATGAAACGCTATTTAAGCGCGACAGGCGCTTTTAAATAGAAGGGAGGTGCTGGTGCCCTGCTACGGCTGCGCAAGCTTGACAGCGGCGCCTGTGCTGCACGACAGGGCGGATTTAAGAAGGGAGGTTGGTAAAATTTCGCTTTGCAGTTTGTTAACGAAGACGGTATAATAAGAATACCGCAAAAAAACAGGAAGGGAGGGCAGTAACATGGCAGAAGGGAAGCTGTTTGAACTGGCGGATCAGTTGAAAGATCTTACGGAGCAAAAAAATACTTTACAGGCCGATCTTAAGGAGCTGAATAAAAAGCTGGAGGACGTGAACGGCGCGCTGGCGCGTGAAATGCTTGACGCCGAATTGCAAAACTTCCAGCGAGGCGACCGCACTTTTTACCTGCGAACGGATCTGCAGGTGAGCGACATTGCAGAAATGCGCGAGGCTTTATACCAGACACTCCGCGATCAGGGCTTTGGTGATTTGATCAAGGAAACTGTTAATCCGCAGACGCTGAAGGCTTTTGTAAAAGAGCAAGTTGCAGATACCGAAGATGACGAGTTACCAGAATGGATCGCGCCTTATGTGCGCGCTTACAAGCAGGAAAAGGTCGGGATCCGCAAGGCTTAATTTGGTTGAGTAACATAATTTAACAAAACTTTAAGGAGGATTTTAGAATGACTGGAAAAAATGCTTTAGTAGTTATTAGCGATTGGGAAGCTCCTACACTGTTAAACAGTGAGGACGTTATGGAGGAAATGGATGGTTTACAGTTTAACTTTACGAACGTGAAAGTGCCTTCGGGCGGCGGCATGGCTTTTGAGCTGCCGGGCGATGATGACGATGAGCCGGATATTGTTAAGGAACTTGAAGGTGTAATTGTGCATCATCACCCAATCAATGTTTATTTTGCAGCCGCTTACGATGGTGAAAAGCAGCCGCCTGATTGCGTGAGCATGGACGGCAAGTTTGGCACGGGCGAACCCGGTGGCGAGTGCGCGAATTGCGAGCTGAACCAGTGGGGAACCGGGCGCGATGGTGAAGGCAAGGCGTGCAGCAATCGGCGCCGCGTTTACTTACTGCGCAGGGATGAGATGTTTCCGCTGTTGATCAGCCTGCCGCCCACGAGCCTGAAAAACTTTAGCGACTTGATTAGCAGGAAAATCCTGCAAAAAAGCCGCCGGAGTAATCAGGTTGTAGTTACTGCAAAGCTGAAAAAAGTTACCAGTGGCAGCGGCATTGAATACTCGCAGATCGGCTGGGCAGTTACCGGGCAGCTCGATCATGATACTGCGCTGGCGATGAAGCGCTATGGCGAGAGCATTAAGGCGCTGGCTGGCGGTTTAACGGTGGATCAAGTGGAAGGTGAGGCTATGGAAGGCGCAGGCGCGGGCAGCGTGCAGCACGGCGCTGACTTCCCCGATGAATTAATTGACAGCAAGGACGATCAAGGCGAGCAATCGCAGATCAGTTAAGGGCACGCGGCAGGCTGCTATGATGGCGGCCTGCCGCGCTTTAAATAAAAGGAGTTGATCGAGTGCAAGAATATGATCATTTAATAAACTGGGAAAACTTTTATAAGCCGCGCCTGCAAAACGCAAAGATCAACGGAACTGAAATAAAGGGCCTGTGCCCGTTACACAGCGAAACCGATGGCAGCTTTACTGCAAGCCTGCAGACCGGAAAATGGAAGTGTTTCGGCTGCGATCGTTCTGGCAATGCTTTAACATACCTGCAAGAAGCCGAAGGTTTGAGCAAGCAGGACGCGCTTAAGGTGCTGGGCGATGAAGCAGGGATCGATCTGCTGGCCGAGCAGAAGGAAAAACGCAGTTATACGCTGGCAGATTATGCGCACAGCAAAAAACTTGATCCGGAGTTTTTAGGAAGCTTGGGTGTTAAAAACGTTAAAAACGGCGTGCAGATACCTTATTATGATCTTGAGGGCAACGTGGCAAGCAATCGAAAACGTTTTGGCGACACTGGATCCGGGCCGAAGTTTTTATGGACGCGCGGCAGCAAGACGCTTTTATATGGTTTATGGCAGCTGCAAAAAATCAGCAAAGAAGGCTGGGTGGTGCTTGTTGAAGGTGAAAGCGATAGCCAGACCTTATGGCAGCACGGCATCCCGGCGCTGGGAATACCGGGCGCGAATACCTTTAAGCCAGAATGGGCGGATCACGTTAAAGATCTGAAGCATATTTATATATTTAACGAACAGGACACGGCAGGCGAAACAATGAAGCGCAAGGTTTGCGAAGGGCTGTTAAAAGCTGGTTATAAGGGCAAGGCTTACAGCTTGACTTTAATTGACGCAAAGGATCCGAGCGAGCTGCACTGCAGCGACCCGGAAAACTTTTTGGATCGCTGGCAGGCGGCGCTTGATAACACTGCAGAAGAACTGGACATTATCGAAACGGCAGAAAGGCCGGAGCAGGTGCAGATCACGGACGCGCCTGTGCAGCTTAAGCAGCCGCCGGGCTATCAATTCAGCGATCAAGGGCTGGTTAAAGTGGATCCGAAAACTGGCATGGCGACCCGGTTCTGCCGGACGCCGATGCTTATTTCTCGGCGGATAAAATCAGTGGAAGACAATACGGAAAAAGTGGAGATTTGTTACAAGCAGGACGGATCTTGGAAGTATGAAATTTATCCGCGATCGCTGGTATTTGCTTCACGATCAATAACACAGCTGGCAGATCAGGGCATGACGATCAGCAGTGAAAACTCACGGCACGTTATCGCTTACCTGCAGGCGCTGGAGGATGAAAACTACGACTTAATCGAAAGCACGAAGGCCGTTTCGCAGCTGGGCTGGCTTGATCGGAAGCACTTTTTACCATGCGAGCCGGGCGATTACAGGATCGATGTTGATCCTGCTACGCGGAACACGCTGGACGCTTACCACGAAGAAGGATCGCTGGAAGAATGGCGGCAGTTGATGAGCAGGCATCGCAATCAGAACGACATATTTCGCTTTTTACTGGCCTCGAGCTTTGCAGCGCCGCTGCTGCACTGGTTACGGCACAGGATTTTTATGGTGCATAACTGGGGAAGCACGCGGATCGGCAAAACGGCGGCGCTTAAAGCCGCCTTGAGTGTTTGGGGCGAGCCGACCGATCTTATGACCACGTTCTTCACGACAGCCGTGGGGCTTGAGCGCATAGCTGGGCTTTATAAGGATCTGCCGCTGGGCATTGACGAAAAGCAGGTGTCAAACAAAAAGGATGACATTGCTGAAATGCTGGTTTACATGATCAGCGGCGGCAAGGGCAAGGGTCGCGGTGCAAAAGACGGCGGCCTGCAAGCAGCGCAGCAGTGGCGATCTGTGGTTATAACTACGGGCGAAGAACCGCTTGTAGGCGATAACGCTATGAGTGGATCTTATAGCAGGATCGTGGAAATTGAAGGCGCGCCTTTTGAAACTGAAAAGCAGGCGGAACCAATGCACTCCCTGAACAGTTATGGCCATGCTGGGCCGATGTTTGTTAAGGATCTGATTGCGCTCGGCCCGGATCAAGTGAATGATGATTTTAAGGCGCTGCGCGCTGAAACGGAGGCCGTTTTAAGTCAGCAATATGATATTCTGCCCTCTAATATGACCGCGATCTCGGTGGTTATGCTGGCGGATATTTACGCGGCGCAGTGGATCTTCGGCGAGGAATACCAGCAGGCAAAAGGCCGGGCGCTGGATATGGCCATGAGCATTGCGCAGGATCTTATTAAGTTGGAGGACGTGGATCTGGGCAGGCGCGCCGAAAAATATATGCAGGGCTGGATCGCTACTAATATGAAGCGCTTTACGGATCCTGAAATGGTGCCGCGTTATGGTTATTATAGCGATGAAGAACCGGACACGGACGAAGGCGTGTTTTTGATAATCAATACAGTGCTCGATCAGGCGCTGGACGAAGGCGGCTTTAGTAAACGATCGGTGCTGCAGGCGTGGCGCAAAAGTGAACACTGCGATATTTTGGTGCCGCGTG